GCAGGATGTCCCATACCATGCGACCAGAGCCACCAACGAGGGGCATCTTCATGTTGGCTTCGTGCTCACCGGGAGCCTCGGCTATGATGCAAATCTCGCTGTCGAGACGGCCAGTTCCAAGACAGTCCACTTGAAGTTGACATGCATGGGCACGTTTAGTGAACTCTTGCATGAGCCATGCTTCATTATGTTCGGTCATATAACTTCCATCCAAGTAGGACGTTTTTGACTTGTGCTTCTAAGATGTCTAGATCATGCGCGTTATCTAATGTATTCCAATACAGTCTCATATCTAGAGCGTCAATGTCTAGGTAGTCTCTAGAGTCATTGGCGTAACTGTATCCAGGGCGCTCGATCTGGAGGATTCGGACGTTGGCTGGACGGTATTCATGTATGATGGGTTTGACTTCCTCAATGAAGCCTGTATCCGTTATGATTATATGCTTGGCTGCTAGTTTCTTCATTGCTTGTACAGCTATGTGGCCGAATATGTCTTGACCAAATAGCTTCTTGGTGAATCCTTCACTGAGTTCAATGAGTGCTTGTCTAGGTGATGGAGCATCCTTGTAAGCATCGAATGGTGTGTCCTTCCACTCTGAATCTAGATACGTTGCCCACAACTTGTCATCAATATCTAGCAAGGCTTGGAGAGCCCGCTTGAGTGGACGAGCTATCTTGTATTTAACACTAAATGGGATGAGTCTATACATTATGTGGCCGATAGTGTCTTTGCCACTTCCAGGAGGACCATTGATGAGGATAATCATTTGTCTCCCTTCTTCCATAAGCTAAGGTTCAACGATTTAGCATCAGTGATAACAGTGACATGTGTCCGTGCCCGACTGATGCCTGTGTAGAAGTTCTTTCTGTTGAGTAGATACGACCGTGACCTATTCATCACGTAACACACTCGACCATACTCAGACCCTTGTGACTTGTGAGTTGTGATCACATACGCAAGGTCTAAATCCTTCTGTGGATTTATGAAGTATGTACCATGTCGTCCCATCATCTCCAATGAGACTGGGACTTCAACTGTCTTGTCTCCAAAGTTGATAACGACACCGCCGTCGTCTCTGAACTTCTCTACAATGCCAGTTTCACCGTTGAACAGTTCCAATGGGTAGTTGTTGACGGTGTTGATTATCTTATCACCAACATAGATACGTTGTTCCTCGACCTTGCTCCAGGTGTGACGCTCTATTATTACGTAAGGACTGGTTGTTGGTTGCATCAATTGTTGAATGGCTGAGTTCATAGCCTCAGTCCCAACCCATCCTACCTTAGTTGGTGAGATGATCTGGTTGTGGATGGTGCCATAGTCAATTCCGTCAGTAAGATTGTCTTGTATGAAGTCCAGTACAGTCTGAACAGGCTCGTCTGTGATCTTGATAATAAAGTCTTCCTTACGCAGTGGCATGTCACCACGAATGATACGAACACCATTTGCGATGATGTTACTATCACTAACTTGTCTGTGGATTGTCTCTAAACGAATTGATGTGAACTTGTTCAGCATGTTTAGAAAGGGCGATGGTAACGCTTGAAGTCTTTTGTTTGTTTCGATTGGCTGAAGTTGATTCGCATCACCGAACATATGAATAATACCGCCATTAGGCAAAGCGTCCAGAAGATTACGGTGCACTTCAGTATTGACCATAGCGTACTCATCAGCGAGTACTACCTGCTGTTCAAGGGGATTGTTACGATCACGTTTAGGATCGGTGGAGATTAATGCGTTTCCCGTTTTGGCGTCCCGCTCTCCAGGGTGAGGATATTCCAGTAGTCGATGGATTGTACAAGCATTAATGCCTGTTGCTTCTTTGATTCTCTTAGCCGCCTTACCCGTTGGAGCACATAGTACAACTTCACGGCCTTGTTTGTAGAGAGCACGATAAACATTTTGCAGAATAGTGGTCTTGCCAGTACCAGCAGCACCCGTAACAGCTACAACTCTTTCGCTAAGATTGCAGCAGAGATGGATAGCTTTAAGCTGTGTCTCGTCCAAGTCCACAGAGTCATCAGGTGTCATCCTCTTCTCCTGCTGTCATGTCTGTAGATTGTTCTTCTCTATGCCGTTTCATTGCTTGTGCAACATGAACAGCACTCCATCTACAGAACATGGCTAATGAAATACTTAGGAGATGTGCTTCGAGTTGTATAGCATCGTACTCTTTGTTTGTACAACGTACACGAAGATTCCCTCCACGTTTGCCTGTGGAATTGGGACCGAAGCCTTGAGGGATTTCACTTGGGGCGGGAATTGCTATCCTTATTGGGGGTTCGTATGCCACTGTTTGTCCTTGTCTTTGATCTGGTATGTGATATGGCTGTTACTTTGTCGTCTCTGATACAAGGTCTTGGTTGGTCGAACTCGTGTTCTCTCGACAACCCACAATGGATACAGAAATCACTTGCGAGATGCCACTCGTGTTTAGGTGGCTTACTCATACCATATTTCTCGCTGTGTGTCAAGCACATAAGTAAAAAGACCCCTGACATTTCTGCCAGGGGCCTTTTCATCCACTTAGCTATCCCGTGCGTACCGACTTACCGGGACTTTCGTATTCAACTAAGTGCAATGCGCTTGTAGAAACTTCCCTTCGGCAACCCATCACCGTCGAGTCTCTTGAGTAGTTCGTCGGCGTCCTTGTGCACGCTGTGGACAGTCACATTGTCCTTGGAAATCTTGATGGTCTGTCCTGAATCGTCCTGAACAGACATCACGGCATACACGGGCTTGACGGTACGAGTTCCTTTGCCCTTTCCTGGGCCTGCGGTAGCTTCAGCCATTTTGCCTCTCCTTCATTGGATGTACGAGTGAAATGTATCTGAAGAAACAGGGAGGGTCAACGACAATTATCCCTGTGGAGACAAATAATTGTCGCGACCTTCCCCTATCACATCGGCCTAGGCCGAGTGAACTCGACTGATGATGGCACGAGTAACACCCTCATAGGTCTCGTGGCCCACCTCAAGAGCGGCATCCATGCCTACCCATTCGGTCACGTCGATCTTCTTCGCCAGAGGCGCACCGATTGATTCGATGAATCGCCGTGTGCCGTATCGAGCCTGGGGGGTATCCTCCAACCCAATCCGCCTATAGTGGATGGTCATGCCATCATCCGAACCATCCTTATAGTCCGCCGGAAACTGATCAGCACTGATATGGAAACTCACATCGCCGTACATAGTACCGCGTTGGGATTCCCTAACTTCCGCATTACGGATGGTGCCGGTATACTTTCCCACGGGAAGGGGTTCGGGAGCTTCTTGATCTTTGAGATTGACACTGAATTCGACAACAGATGGTAGATCGGCCATTGTAACTCTCCTTGTGTTATGGGAACTGATGATTATACAGATGTCCACCTACTTGTCCAGCCCCCAGATGTAGTAGGTGGCGTAGCGTCCGGCATACTATATGTGGTATGCTTCTCATGTTGGTAAAGGAATCTTTTTACCACCATTTTTCATCCAGTCTTTATACCAGTCGGCAATGCCTGGGCCTTCATCCGTCTCGGCATTATAAGTCCATTTGAATTCTGGACTGCCACTAGTAAGGAACATGCGAGACTTGACTGGCTTTCTAAATCTACAATTGCGTACTGCAATGCGCCTTTCTGTTCCAGTGTCTTGGAGATTCCAGATCTCAGACATATCAATGGGAACTTGTTCGTTCAAAGATGAGCCAAGCATGATGGAGATGGACATGACATGACCTTCCTTGTCCACTAATGGCTTGTCTTCGTGGGCAATAAAGATCATGTTACGATTCGTAACGCCCGTTGCCTTGAGCAATTGTTTGATACAAAGCCTTGTCCATGTATTCTTGTTTCCATATCCAGAGTATCCTGGTTCCTCGATGGTTGCGAACCTTCCTTTCTGGGTGGATTGCGCCTTGGTCACACCATGAAACAGGGCCTTATCTCCATATGTCGTGAGGCTATCAAATACTACTGTCTCAATGTCAGGATTATCTGTGAGGAACTTTGTGATTCGGATTGGATCGTCTTCTTTGAACTCCTCTACAACACGATATGGATCGTTGGAGAAGTCACGCATAACAATGTCATCTCTATAGGCAACTGCATCAGTCCCATCTGGATCGAAGTTGATCCACAACTTCTTACCAGGAGAAGTCCCTGCCAATGTGGTTTTCCCAGAACCAGATGATCCCCATAGAAGGAGAGAGAAACGCTTGACTCTAGCAACAGGCGTGACTAATTCAACACCACCAAATTTAATGGCTGGTTTGGTTTCACTATTCTTGGTCATACGATTCTGTTTCCTTCCGCATTACGACAACACCCTTCGTATCGTAGTAGTGGTTTTTATCACCATAAGCTGTGGCCTGTCCGTATGTATCGAAAGGTCCGTACAGACTGATCCCTTCATGTGCCATACCAACAACAAGGGCGTAACACTCGTCTACTATGTGTTTAATGGCGACCAAGTATCTATCTCCATCTCTTCGATGATGTGTTCTTTCTCTTCTACGGAAGTGGCGGCACAAAATGGGAGGAACGAACAGGTATTGAAGTATCTATTACAGCTATGAGTGTACATGGGGGCATCGACTACACTATCTCT